CTTTTGCGTTTATAGAATAATTATAACCCTTTAATATCAAGAAGCGTATGAAAATGAGAATGATATTATCTTAGGTATAACTGCATATCTCTGATATTCAATTATTTACGTAAAATAGCTTTGTTTATGCGGTTATACGAACATAAATTTCTGTTTATTTGGCACATTGAACGTGCCAAATATAATGGAATGTTCTAGTATGGTTCTAGTAAAAAAGTGAAGTATGGCAACATTTAAAGTAGTAGTATTTGACAAACGTTCTGATGGGTTTTATTCAGTTTTCATCCGTATTACTCAAAATCGGAAGAAAACTCATGTAAAGACCGACAAAGTGGTAAACGATAAGGGCGTAGTGAAGGGTACGAAAGAGGTGAAAGATTCTTTCGTGCTGGAGTCATGTATGGCTACCATCAACAAATGGGTAGAAAAGCTAAACAAGGTTGATAGTAAAGATTGGACAGTAATACAGGTAAGAGACTATCTTTTGAAGTCAGATCAGGAACTGAGTTTTTCGGACTTTGCTCGGAGTTATATTAATTCATTATACGATGAGCTGCAAGAAGGTACAATAAGGACTTATGCTAACTCATTGCAAAGTTTGGAAAAGTTTGCAGGAAGTCAAAAGATTCTTTTTTCCCAGCTAACTGTTCCTTTTATAAACTCATGGTTGGATAGTCTTTCTGGCTATCGCTCATGTAAGAGCACCTATCCGATATTTATTAAGAAGATATTCAAGGAGGCTTTGAAACGATATAATGACTATGATTCTGACCAGATACTGATAAAAAACAACCCTTGGGAAAGAGTCATTATAGCTAAGAAGGATATAGCTAAGAAGAAAGCTATTACCATGGAAGAATGTCGGCAGTTGTTTGGCATTTTTACTGAGAATGGAAATCTGCAATTTACACTAGATGTCTGCAAAATGATATTGTGCCTAGCCGGAATCAATGTAGCAGACTTATATAAAATGCAGAAGACTGATTATTATGATGGCATCTTACATTATGAGCGTAAGAAAACTAGGACTAAGAGAGCTGACAAAGCATACATAGAAATGAAGGTTCCTGATATGCTGTTGCCAACGATAGAAAAATATCTAGCTCCTAAAGATGATCCCTATCTTTTTACATTTCATAATAAGTATGCCAGTTCTCACTCTATGGACACGAACCTGGACTTCTTCTTGCGTAAGATATGCAAGGAACACTTGAATATGGAAGAGGGGTACTATAGCCCTTATACTTTTCGTCATACTTGGGCCACTATCGCACAGAATGATATAGGTGCCAATTATGAAGAGATAGGCTTTGCTATGAACCATATAAGTACCCACAAGATTACAATGGGCTATGTGAAACCTGATTTCTCCAGAGCATGGGAATTAAATGAGAAGGTAGTGGAGAAGATATTTTTCACTAATGACAAAAGTAAACGTCTGGAGGAGCATCATCTGCCTGTATTTGATAAGGTAGAGGAAACATTTGAGTTGTCTGCTGATGCTTACTTCATGGGTGAGGTTGTGGCTCATGTGGATGGCAAGGGCTACAAGAACACAGATGAGATAATAGAGCAGCTCATGGCCAGCATAAATGATACTGTTCCTAAGAACTGCACGATACAGATTAAGGTGAAGAATATCACCAAGAACCAGACGAAGTACTTTGAACGAGTCAGGGACATAAAATAGCTATTTTGTGTTAATGCAGATTAAAATTGACCCAATATAAGTTAAAATAGAGCGTTTTTGCTCGATAACCAAGTCAAGGGTAGTCTTCTCTAAAGTTGAAGAAAATTTAGAGAGGGCTACCCATTTTTTATAATTAGCCATTATTAACAATTTTGAGATTTTTGATGTGGATCGTGGTTTCTTGTTTCTCAAATTTCTCTTCCAACTGCATGAAAGATTCCTCCACAGATAAGTTTCTGGATTCATCATTATTGAACGATACAGACTGTAGTTTTGGAGCCACGTATGGAAGGAACTTTGCCACCATCGACAGACGTCCGGCAGGCTCGTCAATCTGCATGAGATCCGTGAAAAGTGAATAGTTCTTCTCATTGATACCATTGATGTAGCCAGTAAGGGCATCACGTAGGCTTTCACGCACACTTTTGGTAACCTTATTAGGAGTGCCAGCCTTACGTCCACCAGTCTTCTTCCTCTTTGGCTTCGGCTCATTATTATTGTCTTGTTTTACTGCCATATTCTATTGATTTTTAATGCTTACTGATAGTTTTCGGGTGCAAATATAGTAAGAAATTACGAAACTTGGTGTTCAAGTTGCGGAACTTATCACAGATAGGTAAGAAAAACGCATTACTTTTGAAGTAATTTAAACATTAAAATTCGAATTTTATGGGATTAATAGGAAAAATTGCCAAAGGGCTTAAAGGCTCTGCTGGCGGACTTTTAGGTGGTGCAATCACTGCTGTAGGCGGTTCCTTAGCGGCCAGAGCTAGGAACCAAGGATATAACGAATTTATCAAGATGTATCAAAACCGCATGCAGCAGGTGAAGGATCATCGTGACAACTTGTATTATCAGGACCCTACTCAATCTGCGGAAAATCAAGTAGCCGTAACCAATGCCCAGAAGGTATTGGATAATGCAACAGAGACCGCAAAGAATACTAATATTGTTAGTGGCGGTTCTGATGAAGCGGTTGCGCTCAGTAAACAGGCTGCCCAGGAGCAGGTGGGTAATATCATGCAGCAGGCGGCCGTGCAAGGTGCTCAGACAAAAGAAAATGTGTGGAATACTGCTGATTCGCAGATAGACACGATGACTAACTACATTGCTGCAGCCAAGAAGGAGAAGGCTCTTTCTACCGCACAGGGTATTACGGATGCTGCTGGTGGCTTGGCTGGCGCAGCAAGTAAATTGCCAATTTAAGGAAGGAGGTAATTATGGGATTTACATTAGATGATTTAATTCCTAAACGCCCGGCTACTGCCGTTACTCCTATTACTAATTTCCCTGATGATAATGCGGTGAAGCCGGAAAATGCAGTATCAGTTCAGACAACTGATACAGAACCGGGAAAGGGTACAGCCATAGATACGACCGGTATTACTGGAAATGGTGGCAAGGAATCTTTTGCCCAGCAGCCAACCGAGGAAGTTACCAAGGTGGAGCCTAACCTGGGTATCAAGATAGACTGGAGTAGACCTTATAGCGAGATAGAGCAGAACCCTCTATTGAGGCAGATGAAGCCTTATGACATTATGAGGGATTACCAGAAGAATGGTGATGGAAACTGGTCTGCCTTCATGCCTTGGCTTTCTTCACTTGGTGATGCCGATAAAACTGTGGCTGCAAATGCAGCTCTGCAGAAGAAGGCAGAGAATCAAGCCAAATGGGAACAATGGGGAAATCTTTTTATGCACTTGGGTAACTTTTTTGGTACAGTTCAAGGTGCTCCATCGCAAAAAATAGAATCTGCACAAGAACTTACTGATCGCCAACGCAAGATAAGAGAGGCTACTGAGGCTCTTCGTGCCAAGGGATATAACCAGATGATGGTGAATATCTATAAGGACCGTCAAGACAAACAGGCACAGATGCAGGCAGAGGCTGCTGCAAAGGCAAATGAGGCACTGGCTGATTATCGTGGTTCACAGAAGAATCAGACGGATGCTCTCACTCCTGTAAAGGTTCAGACGGAGAAGGAGAGAGGCAATGCTGCTGCTGCACAGGCTGCACTTAGTACATCGAAGAAGGAGACTGAGGATGCTTTGAGAGGCAAAAAGGGAAAATTACTTGATGCTCAAACTAATAATGCCAATGCCGGAGCTGCAGATCATAATGCTAGCGTTAACGTTAAGGGAGCGCAAGTTAGGCATATCAATTCGCAAACAGAGGGACAGAATCAGAGGAATGCCAACCAGAAGGAGGCTGATGATTTCAACACCAGGTATGTGAACGACCCTGTTTTCAAGAAACATGTGAATGAATGGGCTAAAAACAATGGTATGGCTATCGGAGGTAATGATGGCAGAGGTGGCACTTGGGCGAATGAGAAAAATCGTCAGCAGGCTTCTAGATGGGCTAAGGCTAAGATAAAGTTAGACCGGACTCCTCCTTCTCGTAGAGGTAGGGGTGGCAGTAAAGTACCTCCTTCACGTAGAGGCGGCAGTAAGGTTCCACCATCAAGGAGAACAAAGTAACTGATTATTAATCAAAAAATAAGATAAGGTATGTTTGACGAGCAAGACAGACAATATTTTTATAATGAGTTCAAGAACAATGGCTATGAAGTAGGTAGCTATGATGACTTCAAAAAGGACTTGAACAACGAGGAAGATCGTAACTGGTACTACAATGAGGCCAAGAACATGGGGTATGATGTGGGAACACAGGCAGACTTTGATAAGATGGTTCTGGAGCCAGCTACATCTACTTCTGGTGGTGGTAAGCAGGTAGATGCTTCTTCTACGACTCAGAGTGTAGAGCAGAAGGCTTCTACTGAGACTAAGCCGCAGGTGGCTCAACCAGCAAAGAAGCAGGAAACAACAGACAAGGATCCTGGGCTTATAGCAAAAGTTTTGGATATGATTCCTACTGGTGTTCAGACGAGCAACGGAACATATCAGCCATCACCAGAGATTCCTCAGCCTGTTGTAAAAGGTGAGGAAATGCCAGTGAAGGAAGAAGCTTCTTCTTCATCATCAGCTAATGCGGTTTCTCCTGAATCTAAAGAGGCGGCTCCTGTTACGACTCCAACCGGTGTGGTGAATAATGAAGGCATGATGGATGCCAAACTTGCCAACTATCTGGAGAACTGGAAGCAGAGACCGGATAAGGAGGGCGATTACTTTGCGAATATGGTTGCCGACTTGTTGGCTGATGGTACTGCCAATAGCAATGAGGAGGCAGTGAATATGGTGATGCCTGCTTTGTACAGATATGCCAACCGTTCTGCCATGGACGTTACCAACCATGTAGTATCTTCTTTGCCTGATGATACGGTGCAGGATGCTGAGCAGAGTATCGATGCGCAATGGTATAGCCATGGTGTGCAGGATAAGTTGAAGCAGGAGGCAGACAGCATGGGTATCAGTTATGATGACTATGTGGCTCATTTCCTGAAGCCAGCTATGGTGCAGAGTCTGGTGAACAAATATGGTCCGAACTACCGCAACATAGCTGAGGGCATCGCAACACGCCTCTATGCTCACGATGAGCATGTACAGGACAGACTGATGAACCAGGACATCAATGATGCGCTTTCTAACGTTATCAATAAGTATGTGAATCCATCTGTAGTGGATGAGTACAACAAGGCTCAGAAGGCAGGCAGTAAGGCCTTTTCGGAGGGAATGGAAGGAAGCCAGTTTATTCCGGCTAATCTCCGACTGGGTACAGCACTTGGTGCTCAGTATGAGGCAAACGAGGCCAAGGATCCTGCAAAGGTGCTTTCTGGTTTGCAGCAGAAGTTTGGCAAACTCTACCGGAATCCGAAGTTCCTGAATGATATGAGCAATGCCGCATTTAAGGTGATGCAACGGTATGGCTTGAATGGCAATCTTAGTGGTAATCCTAAGCAGTTCAAGCCAATGATCAATGCTGCCATTAAGAATGAGTTGGACCAGCTGGAGATTAAGGGTATGATGCCTAAGGGTAGTGCTGAGTACATCATGAAGACTGGTTTGGGTAACACTATTGTGGGTAAGATTATTCGCAAGGCTGTTCAGACGGACTACCAGAACTGGCTGGAGGATATTGCCAATCAGCAGTATCAGCCGGGCTTCTGGGAGAACGTGGCTAGCGGTGCTCTGACCTTTGCTGGTGATGCCTGGAGTTATTGGTTGCCGGGAGCTGCTGGTGGCAAGTTGACTAAGAGCATGGTAGCCAAGGCAGAGGGTAAACTGGCTGGTGACCTCATGGCTAAGGGTATGGAGCGCAAGATGGCTGAGCGAGCTGCCAAGGTACTTATTGGTAAGAGTAAGGCCGAGGCTTTGAAGAGTGGAGCTGTGCATGGTGCTGTTACCTTTGGTGGTCAGTCGGCTATTTCAAAGCCTATTGATGAAACTTATCGCACTGGTCAGTTTGACGAGAATGGCAAGATTTACAATCCTTCTGTGGGTAAGGTTATCGCTAATACTTTGGGCGAGGTGGCTAAACAGAGTGCCGTAGGTGCCATCATGCAGGGTGGAACCATCGCTAATATGGTAGGTAAAGGCAGAGGTTTGGCTACCAATATTCTGGCTGATGTTGGTGGAAAGGTAGTGGATTCCGGTATCATGACCGGGCAGCAGATACTGGAGCGCATGGCGCATGACCCTAACTTTAAGCCTACAGGCAAGGATGCTGCTGAAACTTTCTTGGAGAGTGGTGCTAATCTTTTGTCTATTGGTTTCCCTGGTTTTGTTGGCAAGTATGCCCGATTCAAGGATGCGAGGGAGTTTAATAAGAAGTTTGACTTCACTGATCAGGATATTGCCGAGTTGAAGAGATTCGGCTATGATGGTCTTCGTGATGCTTTTGAGAAGGTGGGCATCGGGGAGTATGCTGTGGTTGGTGAGAATGCCCAGCGACTTGATAGGCAGTTAACCCAGAAGTATATGAACCTGATGAACGACAAGAGTGTTCCGGAGGTGTTGAAGGCTAAGATGATGGCAGTTGTAGAAGGCAAACGCCCTTCTTCTTTCTCTCCTGTTATTGATAGCGAGGTATATAGAGGTGACGATGGTAAGTACTATTTGGAAACCTATAATAAGGATGGAGGCGTAATCGACCGCAAGGAGTATTCTTCTCATGATGCTGCACGTAATGATGAGAAGAAACTGGAGTATGAGAAGACTCTTGGTTTGGCTTCTGTGCTGGAAGGTGAGTTCCACAATGAGTTTACGCAGGAGCATCTTGAAGGCTTATACAACAAGGCAGCCCAGAAATATAATATGGGTGAGAAATTGACAGATGAGGATAAGGCAGCGGTTTATCTTCATCAGAATGCTGGTGCCATCAAGGAAATCATGGATAAGCAGCAGAAGGGTATTATCCTTACTGATGAGGAGCAGAAGCAGATTAATGCCTATCGTCATTATTATGACAGTGCTTTGGAGAACAGTTCTGTGATGAGGGAGTTTGTCAACACGTTTGAGGATTCCCATGGCGTTGCGCGAGGTACACTTCGTAAGGCTTTGGAGTCGAAAGATAAGAAATATGCACCTTTGGTAGAATCTTATCTTAAGGAGCTTTACAACTCCATCGAACTGAAACGTGAAATGAAGCAGACGATGGATGATCTCTATAATACTTCACATGGTAATGAGCAGAAGAGGATTGAAGGCGAAAACCCGGTATCTCCTGTTGAGGGTTCTGCTGGTGTCCAGGAGCCTCCAGTTTCAGAAGGACCAGCTCCGTACCAAGACCGTACCAAATCCGTACCAATTCCGAGTGATGCAGAAGTTGCTGCAAACCCTGCAAACTCTGCTGCTGAGAGTGCAGGAAATGAGCCTAAGGTTGCAAACTCTGATGCTTTTGTTATGGGACAGAATGCCTATAAGAATGGGGATTCTGAGGCTTTGCAGGCTATCGGCTATAATAGTGATTTGGCAACAGGACGTTTGAAGCGTGCTTTTGCTGACAATGAGAAGATGCCTGATATTGTAGCCAATGCCTATAATGAAGGTAGAAATATGGAGCAGTTTGTGGCTCAGCGTGCAAGTAGTTTGACTCCAGCACAAAAAGAGGCTATCAGTAAGTATGTAGAGGCAATGGATGCCAAGAAGGGTACTATTGATGCTCTGCAGCATGCCGATGATGGCTATGGTGAGGCTTTGAAGGAACAGCTCTGGCCATACCAGACGGAAGACGGAAACATCGTGCCAGCTACTCTGGATAGCGGAAAACAGGTGTTCCTGAAAAAAGACAACGAATATGGTGGAGCCTTTGTTGTTGTGCCTGATGAGCAGGGACTACCTACGATTAAGCAAGTACCTAAAGCAAGTATTATAGAGAAGGGCACTCCTGTTCCTCTTGATGAATACATTGAAAAAGCAGTGGCTCAGCAGAAGGATGCAAGAAATAAGCAGTTTATCAGCCAGTTTGATGGCAGCGGGCTTAAACGTGGGGATATTGTATCAGTTTCTATGGAAGAGGGTGATGAGCCTTCTGATGTTAAAATTGTGGGGTATACTGACGATGGTCATGTTATATTGACAGATACGGATATAGATGTTAATGCACAAATAGACCCCAAAAAGTTGGAGTCTGTTACCAAGGAAAAGTTCAATGCTTGGCGACAGAATGCCCTCAATGTCTCTATTGGTACTGAGTTGGATGCTGAGGACGCACAGCGTGCCAATGATGATGCAGCCAAGGCTGAGGCTGATAAGAAACAGCGTTATGTCAATGGCATCGTGGGGCTGAGCGAGGGACATCCTGATTATTCTTCAAAAGATACAGATACAAAGGTGGCTGCTGATTATTTGCAGGAGCAGTATGGTGAAGACCATGGCAAACTTTTGAATCTGGTTAATGGCAGCCGTGATGACATCAAGACTCAACTTGCCAACAAGAGGAAGGCTGCTGCTGAATATCAGAACTGGCTTGATACAAATGCCGATCTTGACCCGGAAAAGGCTAAGAAGGTGGAGGATGAGTTGAGTCTGGCTAATGAGCAGATTGCTGATCTTGATGCTCGTTTCAAGAACTGGAATACTATCCGCAACAGCGTGATGACTCCTGATGAGGTGAAAGCAATGACGGAGGAGCGCAAGGCTGAGGTGGAGAAGGCTGGTGTTGATGAAACTGCCATCGTGCCATCAGATGATTTCCATGTGCTCGTACTTGATGATAAGGAATTGAAGAAGCAATATCCAACTATGTATAAGGCTAACGACTATATTACCTCTCAGCGCAAGGACATCTATCATACCCAGGAGGATGTGGAACGCAAGATAAATGAGGTGAATGACATGCTGGAGCAGTATATTAATGGCGAAACAGAGCTGGAGCCTAACCAACTTATGGAATTGAATACTACAAAGGCTCAACTGGAGGCTCTGCAGACTAATTTGTCTGTTGCAGCAAAGGGTTTGAAGGCACAAGCTAATAAACTCAGCAAACTTTATAAAACAGAAGTTAGCCAGCAGGAACTGGGTATGACTCCTTCTGAGCAGCGTAAGGTTCTTGTGTCTGATGCCATCAAGAAGAATGACCTTGGAGCAATAATAAAGATATACAAGGATGCCTCTGTTGATATTACGGACTTGACTCCTCAGACTCTTGAAGAGGCAGTATCAGAATATTTGAGTCCTCATAGCTTGAATCCGGAATCTCTTCAATATGAGTTGGGCAAGAGTAATTTTAAGTTTGGTATTGGCAAGGGGTATGATTCTAATAAGTTCAATTATCTTATTGCCAAGAAAGGAACTGGTATGTCGGTTAACGAATTTGCTGTGAAGGTATATAATGACCTTCCTGTAAACTTGCAGGATATGGGATATACCGACCAGGATGTTCGTAATACCCTTCTTGATATGTTCAAGTCTTATGACAGCGTGAAGGAAATGAAAAATGTGGCTCTGATGAACCGCATAGCAGCTGCAGAAGATGAACTTGCAAGCGAGGAAGAGTATTATGAGGCACAGAAAGAGCGTGAAATTATCGAAAGACAGGCAGAAATTGAGAAATATAAATCGTATATTCACGAAAAAGCGTTATCTTTGCCGTCTGAAAGCGAACTTGATCACATCAATGGACTTGAATTTGACCGTATGATGGAGATTGAGGATCGTGAACGAGAGTACAAACAATATGTCAAATCAATTTTACCAGAATTAGCTGATTATGATGACAGAAGCAATGAAGAAGGATATGGAGGAGGCAGTAGCCTGGGTAGCGACTCTTCACGGAGAGGAGTTGATGAAGGAAATAGCCAAGGCGAAGAAGTTGGTAACGGAGAAGCATCTTCTGAGTCCGAGATTGGAGAAGGCTCTGATAGCGGACGCAAAGGGCGACAAGAGATTAGCAGCATGGAACCTGGCGAAGGCTCAGCTGTTCGAGGCTCACATCTACCGCAAGAAGCATCCTTCGGAGAACGTTTAAAGAGTGCCATTGCCGAAACTGAGACCGAACCTACTGAGGCTCAGAAGAAGGCTGGTAACTACAAAAAGGGTCATTTGTCCTTTGGTGGCTACGATTATACCGTAGAAACACCAAAGGGCGTGACTCGCAGCGGTAAGGACGAGCAGGGCAAGCCTTGGAGCGTGACCATGCACGATACTTACGGCTATATTCTTGGTAAAATTGGCGTTGATGGTGACCATATTGATATGTTCATCAATGACGCTGCAGACCTTGATACTTTTGATGGTAATGTTTATGTTGTTGATCAGGTGAACCCAGAGACTGGTGAGTTTGACGAGCATAAGGTGATGTATGGCTATCCTTCTGAGGAGGCTGCTACAGAGGCTTATCTTGCCAACTACTCCAAGGGCTGGAAGGGACTTGGTAAGGTTACTTCTGTGCCTAAGGCTACCTTTGACAAGTGGTTAGAGTCTTCTGACCGCAAAACTAAGCCTTTTGCAGACTATGCTATGGTGCAGAAGGAACAGGCAAAATTTGATCGCGATGTGAAGGAGGTGAAGCCATCTGAAATGACGGAGGCACAGAAGGTGGCTTATGATGCCGTATCTACCATGCTTAAGAAGGCTGGCATTCCGGTGAAGGTGGTTAGTAACGAGGATATGGAGAAGGTGGCTGAGGCGCAGGATAACCTGAATCTTGCCATGCTGCTGAATCAGCCTGAAATGAGATTTAAGATCAAGACACCGGAGGAGAAGCAGGCTGCCGAGAATGCTTATAACTTTGCAAAGGAGTTGCGCCCGGATAAGTGGAAGCAGTATGCCGTGGTGGATATGAGCAATCCGATTAAGATGCCGGAATACTTTGAGAAGCAGGAACTGGCTAGAAAGGAGCGTTCTTACTATAATAAACTTATGTGGGGTAACTACAAGGTTTTCAATCTTGATAAGAGTTTTGAGGACAATGTGGCTGGGCTTACTGGCTCATTCCCTTCGGAGTTTGATCCATATAAGATAGATGAACAGACTCGTAAGAAGAATGAGTTGAAAAAGCAGATTAAGGAGACTGAGGATGCTTATAACTCAACTGGGCAGGAACGTAATAATTATCAAATTCAGTTGATGAAGGAGTACATGGATGAGCATGGACTGGATTCTGAAAACGATATTCCTGATGATGTTTGGAATGATTGCAGGAATAAATCCTTTGAAAAATATCAAGATAAGCTTGATTCCTTGTTTGCGAAATATAAGGATTTGGATAGACAGTTGAAGGCTGTTGCTGAGCCGGGAGTGCAGTATTTGAAGGGTAAGGGTGTAGTTTATGGCTACACTGATGGCAAGGAGATTGTACTGAATCAGGAGCATCTGAATCCTAATACTCCTATCCATGAGTATCAGCATCTTTGGCGCACTGCTGCCAAGAACATGAATCCGGAGCTTATTGAGCATGGTGATAAACTCATCATGCAGACCCAGCTATTTGCCGACTTGAAGGAGGACCCTAACTACAAGCATCTGAGCGATGAGCAGATTTGCGATGAGGCTTTTGCTCGTTTGACTGGCGAGGACGGTGCTGCTATCCTGGAGCAGATGGCAAATGATGCCATCAAGGAGAATCCTTTGGACACGGCTAAGGAGTTGAGTATCATCAACCGATTGAAGGATTGGTTGAAGAAGTTCTGGTATTGGACCCTTGATACATTTACGAAGTGGAAGCCTGAGGACATTAAGAGAATGACCTTGGAGGATATTCGTAACCTTGTGCTGAGAGACTTGGCGAATGGGGTAGACCCACGTAACGTGAAATCTCGTATGACCAAGGAAGATGCTGTTTCGCTGCGTAAACAGATGGCAGATAATGCTGAGCAAGAGCGGATTCTAGAGCATACGGAAGAGAACTGGCAGAAAGAATTTGGCAAGGATAGCCGTGTTACTACTCCTATTGGCAGTATCAAACTTGGTGAAAACCAATACAAAAAGGCAGGAAGAAACGACCGAATCAAAAGATTTGGTTTGTTGAAGCCTACCCTGGAACGTCCTGATGTTATCCTGGAGAAGTCTGCGCCAAAAGAAGGTGCGGAACGACAGACTAAATATCTGTTCATCAAATCCTTTAAAAAGGCTGATGGAAACAAGATTCTGAACTATGAATCCATAACAGTAAAGCAGGGTGAAGAGGAAGTAGCGATTAGCGCACATCAAATAGATCCTTCGAAAGTTGTGAAAGAATTGACGGAATCAAAAGTGCTATGGAATCGTTTCAGAGGCGATTCTAATTCCTTGGGCGAGAATCAAGGTTCGGCATTAACTCCATCCGCAAATAACCCAAGCGGAAAGGATAGCGTCCTGAATCCTCATAGCGATGCAAAGATAAGAAATAATATCGAAACCGCCAAGGAAAATGGTGGAAATTTATCTGTGGAGGATAAAATAAAGGCTGTATCTCAGCAATTTGGTGTAGATGAGGCAGATGTGGCGATGTATGCCAATGCTATTAAGAAGGGTTCTACTGCTGAGGCTGCACGTGCCAGAGCCAATATCAAACGCCATCTGTTGCAGGCAAATGAAGATAAGATTTCCTCTTTAAAGGAACTTCTTAAGTACACTAAGCCTGTAAATGAAGCCTTGAACGAGAATTTTGGTGACGTTGATGCCATGATAGAGGAGCGCAAGAAACAGGTGGAGGCGCAGCGTAACGCCATGGAAGCCGCAAGAAAGAGAGCTGAGGAAGAGGAGGCCAAGCGTCAGAAGCACCTGGAGGAACTTTCTCTGATTCCTGATGATCAACTTGACAAGCAGTATATGGATGCTCTCGCCAAAGGTGATGATGCTACTGCCAGGGAAATGCTTGATGAGACTGCCAGACGCAAGGGCTATGATGATACAGAAAGTTCATATCAGGGTGTAGGCGCATGGAAAGCACCGGGAAACCCTGGATATGAAAGCGACAAGGCGAGACGTGATGATTGGGAATCCAGTGGCTCGGATGTGAACCTGGAGGATATGGCTTTGGGCTATACTCCTCAGCCGGATGATTACTTCTCTCACCCTGAGCGTTATTCGCAGAACACTCCTCATGGATTGGAATCTGTGAAGGCGATCAATACGGCTATTGATGCCATTAAGAATGGCGAGAAGGAAGTTAAGGTAAAGGTTTATCGTGCTGTTCCTACTTCTGTGAAGGAAGGCAAGTTGCGTAATGGTGACTGGGTTACTCCTTCTAAGAAATATGCCGATATTCATGGAAATAATCGACTGGATGGCAAATATCGTATCATTGAAGACGAAGTTCCGGCTACTCAACTATGGTGGGATGGTAATGACGCAAACGAGTTTGGCTTTGATGATGGAAAGGAGTATAAATATAAGAATGCCAAGAACAACAGAAAGTTGAACGACCTTGTTACCTATGATGATAAGGGTGACGTTATCCCTCCTTCTAAGCGTTTCAATTCTCGCAAGAGCGATATTCGCTTTATGTTTGGTGGTGAGATGGGTGCTGCAGAGGCTGACAAGGCTGAGGAAAAGACCTATCGCATGGATAACTTAAAGGTGGCAGAGGAGATGGAGCGAGGCAAGAAGGATGCCAAGGCTATCAAGTTAGCTACCGGATGGGAGCGTGGTGCCGATGGTAGATGGAGATACGAAATGCCAGATGCTAAGATCAAGGATATGAAGGATATTGGCGGTGGTAATATTGTTAAGCGTTTTGATGACGATATGCTTTGGAATGATGGTAAACTTACTGATGTCATTGATGCGCCTGGACTCTTTGAGGCTTATCCTCAGTTGAAGGATGTGCGTATTGATACGGATGCCATTATGAACGATATGCCTTCAAATGGTGTATATAATGCAAAGACCAACACCATTACCATTCATGCTGATGACCTGAAATATATGAATAGTATTTTGAATCACGAGATTCAGCATGCTATCCAGTATATAGAGGGCTTTGGCAAAGGTGGATCACCTGAACAAATGGAAAAAGAATTTAAGGCAGCGCAAGACGAGTGGAAGGCACGTGCTTATGCTCATGAATTGGAAGAAAAGGCCAAGGAAATGGGAGGTGAGTATAATCAATCGGAGGTAGAAAAAGCCCTTGTTGAGGAATATAAGGATTTAGAAATGTCTGATGAACTTCCAGATAAAGAGACACGTATTAAGGGTTTCAATTACTTTGCACGTGGCTATGCTGATAGAAGTATGGATGATACTATCAAACGTTTTCGCCTGAATGAAAGTACACGTTTTGACTTTGATTCTTACAAAGAATACCTAAAGTTGGCAGGTGAGGTAGAATCGAGAAATGTGGAGAAGCGTTTGGGTATGACAGACGAGGAGCGCAGAAATTCATTGGCATCTGAAACTGAGGATGTGAACCGTGATGAGCAAATCGTGATGAATGGGAGCGATGCTAGCTATAGCATCGTGAAAGACCCTGAGACCATCAAGAAGCTGGATAAGGAAGACACGGTGAAGGTTTATCGTGCCATGCAGGTAGGCGAGGATGGAAAACTCTATCCACCGATGGCTGCAAAGGTGAAGGGCAAGTTTGTGGAACCTATCGAACTCGGCAAGTGGGAGCAGGCAGATGAGCGACCAGAGCTTGCAGATGATAAGGGTATGTTTACCCTTAACAAGGGCAATGGAAAGTCTCTTAAGGCAGCTTACAATCCTTATCTTCATACTTCTCGCACTCCACTGAATGACCAGTTTAGCGAGGCTCAGAATCGCCCTAATATCGTGACCGTAGAGGTTGAGGTGCCAAAGAGCGAGCTGACCAGTGGCTACAAGGCTGATAAAGCCAAGGATGCCGTGGGTGAAGTAGAGTGGAAGGCTGGTATCATACAAGGACAGCTGACAGGCAAGCGAAAAGTGGTGCTTTCTCGTTGGGATAAGCCTGTGCGTATCGTGCCTGACAGCGAGGTGGCTGATGTTATCGTCAATGATATGTTCAAGGGCAAGAATATCACTATGCCTTCGAATGTGGTTACTCCAAGTCTGAGAAAAGAGTTGGAAAAGCGAGGTGTGCCGTTTGTGGAGACCGATAACAGAGGCAGAATCGTAGGAGGCGAGAATGATGGTGTGCATTATTCCAAGGTGTATGGTAAAAATGCGCAATCTCCTGTCTTGGAGCAGAAGTTGAAGAAGCATCCTGATTCTCTGATGAAGGCTGGTACCTACTTTAGCGGTGGCGGACTGGTAGAGGAAGGACTGAAGGGCATTATTGACCCAGTGGTTGCTGTAGAGTATGACCGGAAGATAAGCGGTGTATATCGCAATAACTTCGGGCAGCATATTGTTACGGCTGACGTGAGAGACGTGGATCCGAAGGAACTGGTGAAGCATATTGATGGTGAGGTAGAGTATTTCCATGCTTCGCCTGTATGCAAGAACTATTCGCAGGCCAAAAGTAATAGTGGAGAGGTGGAGCTTGACAAGGAGACTGCCAAGAGTACTGCCGACTTCATTGATGCCGTGAAACCGCGAGTGGTGACTATCGAGAACGTGAAGGGCTACAAGGACTCTGAGGCGATGAAGATTATCACCAAGGCACTTGACAAGAATGGCTATACATGGGATTCTGATGTGTATAATGCCGCAGACTATGGTGGCTATACCAGCAGGGAGCGACTGATTGTTAGAGCCGTGAAGGACGGAGAACTGCCGGAGAAGCCTAAAAAGCAGCCACGCAAGAGTGGATGGCTGGAGGCTGTGGAGGATATTCTGCCTACTTTGAAGGTGAAGGAAAGCGGTGTGGCTCCATGGATGGATGCCAGATTGAAGGCTGATGGTATCGACTGGCAGAAGGTGGAGAAGCCTCTTTACGTAATGGGCAGTGCCTATGCCGATGGCAAGATTCCTCATGCCTATGGGGATGAGATTCTGCCAACGCTGAGAACCAAAAGCGGAGACGTAATCATCATTCCGGGTGGAAAGGTATTGCGTGCAGATGGCAGGGTTCTGGCGAGAATTACCGGGCTAGGCGATGACTATCTGCTACCTAAGACGGAATCTTTGGCACATACCATCATTGGTAATGGTATTCCGGTGCAGTTGACCCAGGGCGTGATTGCTCCTCTGCTGAATAAGGATGACTTGTCGGGCAGAAATGTATTGGCACGACTTGGCAGCTCTATCTTCAAGAACAACTGGGATGCAGACAAGCAGAAACAAGTGAGCGACCAGATAGTGAACACTGCCAACAAACTGGGTGGTGCTGAGGCTACAGTTTACACTTCTGTGGATGAGGTTCCAGATGCTTATCTGAGTGATGTGAAGAATGGGGCTACCGGATGGTATGACCCTACTACACACACGGTGCATGTTTATCTGCCTAACTGTGCTGATGCCAACGAGGCTGAGAGAACCGTGCTTCATGAAAAGATAGGCCATGAGGGAATGGAAGTACTTCTTGGAGGCGAAGATGAGGTGAGAAAATTCGCTAATTTCGTTTATAATTCTGTCGCAGCAAGCACTCGCGGCAAGATTCTGGAGATTGCCAATGAGTATGATCCGGACTGGAAGAAGTATGACCGCATGAATGTGGGAACGCAGGAGTATATCGCCCGACTGGCTGAGGAGGGTCCTAAGACTGCTGAGGACTTTTCTCTTTGGACCAAGATTAAGCATTATCTTATCAAGGTATTGAAGAAGCTGGGTATTCGTGTGCCGGGACTTCTCAATGACAAGGATTTGAGATACTACCTGATGAAGGCTGGAAAGGCTCTCCATGTATGGGACAATATGCCTAAGGAGAAGCAGGAAGCCATGATGAAGCAGGCTAGCAATGCTGAAATCAAGGATGCGCTATCTGATGGTGCAGGTAAGGGCAAACCACGCCAGAAGAAGGGCGAAAGCACAATTCAATACATGAAACGTGTACAGGAATGGCGCAAATGGCAGAATGCACGCGAGGATGAGAATGACCCTGAGCCACCTATGTTCTATGACTTCGACAAGGATGCCGAGGGCAAGAAGGAATGGGAACGCCTTAACAAGGAATGGCGTGACAGCCATCATCTGCAGGGTGACGAAATGCCGATTAAGCCAGAACGCAAGGAAGGCGAGACGGATGAGGAGTTTTTCCCTCGTTACAAGGAATGGGAGAAGTGGAACGATGCCATGGCCGACCAGGAAGACCCTATGCCTGATATGTTTGCCTTCGAAAAGAAGAAGCAGGAGGAGGTGAAACGCAAGTATGAGGACTGGTTGGCCAGACATGAGCTTCTGGAGCAGCAGCAAGCAGATTTGGACTTGTATGAGGGTAAGATTTATCCGGCAGAGACCAATCCGAAGGCTGATGCACTGGAGCAGCAGGTGATGCAGGACTTGGCTAAGGTGACCAGTACCGATGTGAGCAAGGAGGGTGCAGCCAAGACCGTGAAGCATGCCGTTATCCATCGTAGAAAGAATATGGAGGAGGCTAGTGCAGACGATGCCATCTACATCAATGATGTGAAGAACAGAATCGAGAAGATGGCTGATAGCGGTGCTTTTGATAAGTTGCTTTCTGACTACAAGGGCAAGCCTAACCGGGCAGAGAAGCTGGCTGAGGCTATACCTTATATAATAGAGGCTCCTAGACGCTTGCGTGACCTGGCACACGATTTGAACGCTACTGGTGCTTTTGACAAGGGACATATCCATATCCAGCCAGCTGATGTAGAGGCTATCCAGCCTTTCGTGGCAGACTTGATTGCTCAGACTGGAAAGAGGCATACCGAACTGAAAGATGGCAAGGAAGTGGAGGTATATGATGATCCGCAGGCTGTGGGTGAGGTGGCCAGCAAGATGGCACAGACCATCAATGCCAATCATCAGGGTGAGGAAGGTTTTGTACCTATTGATGGTTCAGATATTCTGAGCGAGCATGTATTGACACTGGTGAAGCAGCAGATTGTGCCTGAGGGTATCGATTACAAGAATCTCTCGCCTGAAATGAAGGCTTCCATTGATTCTATCAGAGACTGGTATAACTATACCTACGACTGGTTGAAGGATAATCACACCTTAAGAGAGGACACCGGATATAATGCCGACTATGTAAACCATATCTGGGATAAAGAGAAGAGCGACAAGCAGGCTTATGCGATGTATGTGGAGAACAGACAGCGCACAAAAAGCCCTAACGAGAAGCCGAGAACCATCAGTACCCTGATGGAGGGTATCAGCGTGGGACTTGTACCTAAGACTACCGACATCACGAAGATGATGGCTTACTACAGCAGAAGCAATATCGAGGCTTGGGTTAACAAGACGATGCTGCAGGAGTTGAGCGGATTGAACGTGATAGAGCGGAATGAGGACGGAGAAATCATTTCTTCTGACCCACTGCTTTCTTCTACGCCTCCTTTTAATCTGGAGCAGTATCAGTACTTTGAGATTCCAGGTGTGGGACCAGTTTGGGTATATAATGTATCGCCTAAGCAGGTGAAGGTGAAGAATCCTATCACAGGTAAGGAGAAAGTGCTTTATAGCGAGGCTAGTGCCGGGGACAGATTCGGGGTTGTATTCGAGACTTATCAGTCTTCGCCTTTCTGGAAGGCGTTTGATACGCTTGCTTCGAGTGCCAAGAAAGTGGAGCTGGGCTTCAGCGGTTTCCATGCCGGAGCCTTGACGGAGGTTTATATGGTGCAGAACATGGTGGAGTTTGGACCTAAGAAGGCTATGGTCAACTTTATGAAGTATATCTTTGCTGATACTGCCAAGAATCATGAACTGCCTTGCTTTGCCAATCCGCAGGATTTTCAGGAGGCTGCTTCGCATCTTGTGAAGTTTGGAGCGACTAATGACTATGCTGCTGCTGATGTGCAGAACATGTTTGATAATTTGCGCGATTCGATGATGAAGGTGCAGGAGAAGTTGAAGGACGGAAATAAAATTTCCGGAACGGTGGCTTTGGCTACTATGCCATTGAAGGTGGCAACGCAGATGCTTTCGCTCATCAACAAGGGCATGGATAGAGCTTTGTGGGATTTCCTTCATGACGGACTGAAACTTGCGACCTACCGGATGAGGGCAGACAAGACTAAGGAACGTGCCAAGAAGAAGGGATGGACTGAGGAGGAACTGAGCCGGGCTTTGGACGAGGACGGTCAGTTTGTGAACGATATGTTTGGCGGTCAGCACTGGGATGTATTGGGTGCCAGCCATCAAACCTTGCGCTATGCCGGACGAGTTCTTCTTTCACCAGACTGGAATGCTTCTACCACTCGCCACTTCCTGGCATTAACCGGATTTGGTTCTATCTGGAATGAGGCTACCTTTGAAAACTTCAAGCAGTACTACCAAAGACTGTGGCATAAGGAGCTTATGCCGGAGGATGAGGGCAGAAGGAGCAGACAGATTTCATCACTTCTCTGCTATGGTATCGGATTCATGGTGTTCTATGAGGCTTTTGCTAATGGCATCAATGCTGCCTTCCGTGCCATGGACGAAGAGAAGGAGCGCAAAAAGGCTGAGGAGATCAGGAAGACCAACCCAAGCTATAAGAGCATGTATGAACTGGCTTATGGTGACGAGGGCATGAAATGGTATGACTATCTGATGAGAGGCAACAGTCTTGGGCAGCAGAGCAAGATTTTCTTAGGCAGATATGCTGATGGTACGGAAATGTATATCCGACATGGCAAGCAGTTCCGTGAGGTTCCGGAATATCTCTTCAACCATAAGGGTGAACTGGAGTTCCCTGGGCCGATGGTTCAGAGAATGATAGGTAAGGCTAACCCTATGGTGAGAATGACCTTGGACGATATAAACTATCTGAGCGATTTTCAAGCCAGCCATGCGGATCAGGAGATTCAGCGCAAGTATGGCAAGACCATCGGACTGCTTTACAAGGATGCTTTGTACTGGGCGCCTTTCCTGATTCCGAGCCAGGAGAATAAGGAGTTCAAGGCTGTGGATTTCTTCTTCCCATCATCCAAGGGCTTCTCTCCATGGAAGGCTCAGAGCTACTTCAAGGACTTTATCCTTAGTGGTGATATGGAGGGCGTGGTGATGACTTATCAGAGCTGCCAACGCAACGGTATTGATGCTGAGGCTCAGATTAAGGCTGCCATCGGCAGTGTGAAGGCACTGGAGAGTGCAGAAATGAATGATGGCGTGACTTCGCTGCAGGTGGCTTGCAAGCGCTTTGATGCTGCCAAGAGTATCACGGAAAAGAAGAAGATGCGCCAGAAGATGAAGAAATTTCTCTCGCAGAGTGATTACAAGGCTTTCACACAGAAGGAGGCTCTGGACATGGTGCAGGGCTATCTGAACGGTGATGAAGACTTGAAGGAAATGGAGAAGGCTGAAAGCAAGTACCTGATGAAGGCTAAGGCAGAGGACGTGACGGAGGACTGGAGAATACAGAACGTCTGGAACGGAACCATGGAGACTTATCAGGAGTATCAACGCTTGAAGGATGTTGATAAGGCGAAGGCAAATGCCTTTAAGAACAGCAAGACCAACAAACGACTGTTTGCGGCTAGAAAGGCTATCTCTGCTGCAAGAAGAAAGATGAATAAGGCTAAGAAGCAAATGGATGGTACAAACGATGCTGCCAAACTGGTAGAGATTCGGAATACCAGAAAGGAGCTGCTTGAAAAGCTGAACGGAATGGAGTAGCCTTCGGGCTACTTCACTTTAGGAAATGTTCTATATTTCTACAAACAGAAAAAGGGACTTGCTTCACAGCGAGTCCCTTTTTGATAGTCGTAAAATTCTAAATTCCAAATAAATTTTATTTTTAAAAAAAAGATTAAGATAGTATTTTGAAAATTGAAGATGTTGGAGCGATGTTATCCGAGAGAAGTACCAGATGCATTCTCTGGTTCCTTTTTCTTTGGTGATGCCCAGCGTATGTAATCAGCCATGCTGTCATCCATGCGCTGCTGCTCACTCTTCGGATTCTCCTTCTTTTTTCGCCCCAGAGCCGTTGGACGATGCTATCCAAACACCAGGACCAATCGCCATCGAGCGTGACGAACTTGGATCTAGGAACAACGGTAACTGTAGAATCATTCTTCTTCTCGCCCTTTTCATCTTTACCTTCTGGTGATTCACCCTTTGCGGTGATAGAGGTAAAAGGAACATTATTTTCCTGAAGGAACTTTTCTACATCATCTTTTTTGCTATCGCAGAGTTTGATGTGGATAGCAACCTTGTGCTTATCTAAGGAGGTAAGGGCTTCTTTTGCCTTTCCTACCAGAGACAAGTTGCCTTTATCATCTTTAGTAATGACGCAAGCTTCATGTACATTGATTGATTTACCCATGATTTAAAACGTTTTAAATTGAAATGCGGAACAAAAATAAGGAGAAAATATGAAAAAGTAATGTTAAGTTGCGCAACTTATCACTAATAAGCGAGAAAAATGCGGTATTTTTGGCGAAAAATTAAGAATTATGGTTGACAATCATGTAATAAATGACATATCGAACTATGCGGAGCCGGGACCAGACTCACTTGAAGGAGTGAGCCGGGAGCGGTTTACGCAGAGCGAAAGCAATCTTCTGTTGCTGCAATGGGCTTGCCAATACTTCTATGATGGTGCAGAACTGAGAAAGAAGTGGAAGCGAGCGCAAGACTTCGTGATGGGAAGACAGTTGGAAGAGCTGATAGAATGGAACGGAAGAAAGATTACCATCCGGCAGTATATGGAACTGAAAGGTATGCCAATACTGGAATACGATGTAATCGGAGACAAACTTCTTTCGCTCGTAGGTCTTGTGCGCCAGCAGCGCAGTACTGCTACATGTAGTGCCGTGGATCCAAACGAGGAAGACTATATCAGTTTCTTCAATGAATATCTTCGTCAGAACGACAACTTGAACGACAGGCAAGAGTTAGATGCAAGAATGTTTTACGCCTTCTGCTGCTTTGCCTTTATAGGCATGAAAACCTATTATGGCAGAAGGGATGGCAAGAATGGCATCTTTGACTATTCTGTAGACATCTTTAAGTTAGCTTTACCACCTTTCTTTAAGTATGACCTGAGCGATGTGGAATTTATTGCTGAGGCTCATGATCTTACTTGGCGAGAGATTATTGCTACCTTTACAAATGGAAGCAAGGAAGAGGCTAATAAACTCAGTGAGATCTACCTACAGACGCAGCACCATTTTGCGCCCGAACAGACTTATCACCCGACTGGTGAAGCCCAGTATGCCGGAATAGATGATTTCACCCATTCTTCAGTAGTAGGCAAGTACCGGGTATTGGAAATCTGGACAAAAGAAACCAGACCAGCTATTTGGGTACATGACTGGGAGAGTGGAGATTGCGGCTATGCTTCTCCTGACCAGCGAGCCTTCTATGAGGAAAAGAAGCGCAAAATAGAGGAATCCAACATCATGAAAGATGAAAATGGCCTACCTGTGCTCGATGAGAACGGTGATCCTATCTACTATGTGGACCCTTCTGAACTTAAGACCATCGAAATTAAGGATGAGGCTGAAACCTACTGGTTCAGAAGATATATCACACCGAATGGCTATCTGCTGGATGCCAGGGAATCACCATACTATGTACTCAGGGACGGATTCAGAACCTCTATCCATCCATACACCTTCGTTGCCTATCCATGCTTGAATGGCGAAGTAAGAAGTTTTACGATGCGAGCCGAAAACAACCAGCGCACCTTGAACCATTATATGATGATGATCAACTTCATTGTAGCGAATGGTGCCAAGGGAACGATGCTTGTGGACGAGAACGCATTGAGCGAGAAACAGAGCATCGATGAAATGCAGGTGAACTATACCAAAACAGATAGTATTATCTTGTGGAACTCGAAGAATGGAGGTAAACCACCGCAGACACTGGTCAACAAGAGTATTCCGGCAGGTGTTGACTTCATGGTGAACTTTGCCAAGACGATGGCAAGCGAGGGAAGTGGTGTGCAGGGTGCTCTTCAAGGACAGCACCGGAATACCAGCGGTAAGCAATATCAGTTGGAAAGAGAATCATCATCTACCACCATACAGGACTTTGTTGAGAGTTTCAACAACTTTAAGGTACGTGTGGCCAAGAAGAAACTTTATCTTATACAGGAATTTTGTACCGATGCTGACAGCGTGAAACTGACAGGCGATGAATTTGAAATTCACTTCAATTCAGAGACCATGAGGGATATGGATTTAGATGTTTCTATCGACTTGGATGCATACAGTCCACTTATCAGAGCTGCCAACAACGATATGGCTTGGCAGATGATGGTGAGCGGCAAGATGGATCCATATACGATGCTTACGGTAGCTAACTTCCCTGGTACAGGAAGAATGAGGAAATACTTCAAGGAGCAATTGGAAAAACTAGAAGCTCTTCAGGCACAGCAAGCAGCCAATGGGCAGATGCCTTCTGACGGAGGACAGCAGACTGCAGCACCAGATACGCACCTGAAGGATTCCAGTGATGGAGCAAATGATTTGGCAGCTATTCCTTCGGCAGCTATGTAGAAAATATGTAGAAAAGAAGTTCTTAGGTAATTCATAATATTGAACGAAATGTTGTTCAGTTCTTAGATTAGATTATTTTATTTTTTAGGTTTATTAGTTTTTTATTTGATTGTGAAGAGGAAGCCGTGATGGTCTCCTCTTCTTTTTGTTTAGTCAATACCATGTTTCTTCTTGTATATGCGTAACTTAAACATTGGGGTAGAAACTCGGTACATGTAGTATTCTTGCCATTGTTTCAACTTCTTGGCTCTTACCTTGTTGTCGGCATCGCAGCCGATGGCTCCCCACTTGGAAGGAGTGTAGTAGTAGGAGGCAGCCTTGATGTCTTCTACGTTCTTGAAATAGCGAGTGGCTTTCCACTTGCCCATCTGGACTAATCTTCGATATGCAAGCATATTCTTTCTGTTAGGATCGTAGGTCATGATCGCCATATCTTTATGCGACTGGTCGTAGAGCATGTAGAAGCGAGGCGCACCACATTCTTTATACTTGGCAATGGTTGCCTTGACTCCTTTTTGCCACATGCGTGTGGCACGGAAGAGTTCGATACGAGTGACGATAGGCTGGTAGATGGCTATGAGCATCTTACGCAGCAGGTTTGAATAACTTTGTTTCATTTTTCTTTTTACTTTTAATTATTAACTTATATGGACAGGCGATAGAATCGCCTGGAACGGTGACTATACAGGGGACGGATTATGCTGCTGGCTATATAGAGGCTAACTGCCACCACCTATTCCTGCCAAATCAGCTACTACTGGTGGGCGGTTGCGGAGGCGTTCACGTTCTATCTCTGCCTTTGAACGGAATGGAACGATTTCCGGTGCTGGCATATCCTTTTCCACGTAGAGGGCAATGGCTCGCGCCATGACACGGTCATCATGCTTTCCGGCTACGGCTCCATAACAATCGTTCTGCTTGTAATAGAGGAAGTAGGTACATTCGTCTATTGCCGCAAGTTCTCGCTCCATATAGCCACCATCACGGATGATGCGGGCCATGGTCTTCACTACTGCAACCTTTGTATTCTTGTTGGTGTTGAATCCCCATTTCATTTCGATATTCTTCACCTTCTTCAGTTTGGACTGTGATGCGCTATAGAGGTTATTGTATAGAGGCAGTAGGATAGGGAAGAACAGCTCTGACTGATTACCCTCAGTATTGTTCATGCGCGAGTAGGCGGTATTGTTCTCAATGACCAGATAAGCATCATTATAGAAATGGGCAATCTGGGCACAGCGCATGGCTAACTGATCGGCATCGCAGTGGCCATGCCACTCAGCTACGATTTCCGGTACACCACCATAGATTTCATCATAGCGGTCAAGGACTACAATATCTGAGAAGTCGGAGGTTTTATGAGAACCACCAATATCGCAGGCAACGATATACCGATTTCTGACAATCTCAGAGTTGTCTGGTCCAGCCCACACCTTCAATGGTCCGCCTGAACGCTCGATGAAGCGGATATTGTCCATACAAGCATCATCGGCAGCATCATAAGAGTCACCTTCAATGTCACCCACCATGATAGGCTCGATACCCTTGCAGTCCTCTTCCATTTCCTTCAACTTGTATGGGTCGAAGACTGTTGTACCTGAGAAGAGGAAGGCTTCTACATCATCAGAAGGGAACTCCTGACGCATATCGTCAAGAGTCTCATACTCCTTGGACTTCTCAATATACCAATGGATGCCCTCGAAAGATGCGCCTTTACATTCGTAGAGCCACCAATAGTACTTACCATGACCTTGCTCGTCATTGCGATTCTTCCACAGCCAGATGGCGAAATCGGCACGTTCATCCTCGGAAGCAAATGGCAATATATATTTTTCAATTTCGAACCATGCCACGAAGACAGGAGTAAATGCTGACAGAGGTTTTCCGTCTTTGTCTACTGAGTTTGCGGCTACCCAGGCATCGTGGAACTCGTTTTCTCGTCCGTTAGGCGTTGACTCTCTGACGATGAATGTTAAAGGATCTGGCTGAATAGATGATGATGCAGCCTTGATCACCTTAGCCGGAGTCCACTCTGTGGTGTTAGGGAAGAAGGCTTCCTCTGTGATATGAGCAAGGGCAGCATCACCGGAGCGGCATGATTCTGGGTTTCGGGCAGAACCAGTCTGTATCTTGCAATCTCGTGGAATCATATACTTGATATTCTGTATGGTTCCAGATGTCTTGATTTTGCGAGGGTCGTTTTTGAATGGTACACCAATGTCGTAGAAGAGCCATGTAGGAATGGCATTAATTAGCTTCTCGTACATATCGAATACCTGTGTGGCAGATGAAGATTGGTGTCCAACGATATTACTATTCCAGTTTGTCTTCCAGAAGATCTGTAACCATGCCATGTAGATGTCGGTGAGGGTAGAACCACCCCATTGGCGGCACTTCAAGAGAATGACACGGATATAGTGGTACTGACTGTGAAGGCGTAACTGTTCGAAGACCTTGGCTAGTTTGATCTGGGCATTGCGAAGAAGAAAAGGTATATCCTCACCACCATCCTTATTCTTGATTCGGGCATAGGCATAGGCGAAGAAATAGAAATCGTGCTTACAGCGCAGGCGTATGAGATAGCGGAAGACAGCATCGCGAGCCTTCTCTTGGTCGAAGTCTGGCATGTACTTATCGCAAAAGGCCTCTATAGATCCACACTTGATGATGGCGCAGAATTTCTTTTCCTTCAACATTTCTACTGGGAGCCAGAGCTTCTTTCCATTCAGAAAATCAGTGATGACGCATTCGAATCGAAGTCCAGGGGCATTCTCTCCAGTAATGGGACGATAACTAGCGAGGAGACTTTTGAGTCTTCTCTTATCTTCTGCAAGTATCTCTTTGAGCTTCTTATCAGAAATCTGCTGCTGAGGTCGAACCTTTAAGGAGGATTTTGCTACTGGCATTCGTTATATATAATATAATAATTTTAAGTGTTGAATGTTAAATGTTAAGTGTGTTGGCATGTCGGATAAATCTCTCTGCCTTAGCATAAATGAAACCTGAACAGAATAGGACTATGTGGAAGATACCAGCTATGTAAGGGAGAAGGAAACCTATAGCCATACCGAGCATCATCTGCCAGAAGTAGATGCGGTGATACCGATAATACCATTGCGCAGAGAATCCCATAAAAAATGAAATCAATACGGATGCACCCAATACAGGTAATGCCGGATAGTATATGAACGACAACAACACGGAGCAGAGCCAGGCAGCCAGTAGGCGATGGAAGCGGAACTGATGATGAACCATCAATATGCACCAGCCGTTGATACCCCAGTGTATAAAGTTGGCATGACCAAACATATAGGCGAAATGGGTGTATAATGGCGATGATGGAGACACAGCCAGCGAGGCATGAAGCGGAATGATGAAAGCCATCAGGAGGATGATGAGAAGTGTAATATATAATGTACGCATAATGGAAGTGATTTATCGAGTTATGAATGATGTTTTCTTATTGCGGAAATAATTGTTTATTTTCATCTGTATGTAGCGTGGAGCCATACCCAAATTGGGCGCAGGAAGATTCAGGCATACATACACAAGATTTTTGGTATTGTATGACTTGTATTGATCCATTTTCCGGAGACGCAAGAAATCCTGATAGAAATCTTCAAAGAGTTTTTCTTTCTGGGCTTGGTATTTGCCGAATTTAGGCTTATCCCCCTTGATGCGTTTACATACATACCGATAGGCTGTGCTATCGGCAAGATAATAGCAAGAGGCAGGCATCTTGGCGATGTAATCGCATATCTTAGCCATGGTGGTAGGATATTCTACCATCCTCTTGGCCTTGCGAAAGAGCAGATACATTTCTTGGTCTCTTTTAAGGTAAATTTCGGATATGGAATTTAGATGTTTCATACCAACAAAATTAATTCATCAAGATGCAGAACTTAACACAAGGTTATGCGAAATTTTCCTTAATTTAGCACACAAATATTAAAAATGAATATTTATGGCAAAGGAAACTATTGATAATCAGAAAGTTAAGTCAAAGCGAGATTCTTTCAGAGAGCGTCTTGCTCAGCGTTATCCGGACTTGAATATGGACGATGATGAGGCTGTTTATGGTCAACTTTCGACCGATTACGACCAGTATGACCAGAATAAGCAGAAAATGGATGACTTCAACAAAATGTTGCAGGAGAACCCTCATGCTCCAAGTCTGGTGACAGGTCTTATGACCAAGAAAAATGCCGATGGCAGCGACTTCAATTTTATCGATTTCATTATTGATGAAATGGGGCAGGACTATATTGATGCCATCAATGGTGACGAGAAGGCTAAGGCTCGTTTGAAGGCTAGTGAAAAAGAGAAACTTGAAGCCAGCGAGAAACTAGCAAAGGACAATGAGCAACTTGCTGCCAATATGGAGCTGGAAGATGCCGAACTTGACGCTGCTATTAAAGAAGCGAAATTGAAGCCTGAGGCGATTACCGATTTGATAGAATGGCTTTACAAGCGTAGCGATGATGGCGAGGATCACGATGATGATGGTTTCGTATGGCGTGCAGCTCGGTATGGCTTGAAAAAGGAAGACTTCTTGCGCCTTTTCCAGATCAAGGACTTCGACAAGGCTGTGGCTGATGCCGAGGAGCGAGGCTACAAGCGTGGTAAGAACGAGAAGATTGACCAGCAGAAACAACTGCATGATGGCAAGCAGGGTGGCAAGAAGAACATCAACATCGATGGAGGCGGTGGTGCACCATCACTTCCAAGGGAAAAAAGTCGTACTGAGCAGGTGTATAGTAAGATGATTGGAATGTAGAATTAGAAATTTATAATTAATAATTTTAAATGTATCGATTATGAAACAGTTTAAGAAATGGTTTGGTTTCATGATGGCGATGCTCGTCATGATTCTTAGTGGTGGAAGCTCTTATGCGATGGCAGAAAATCCTCCTGCTATTCCAACTGGTGAAGGTGGTGGTGGCGCGACAGGTCCTTTGAATGGTCCCGGTGTAGGTGGCTCTGGTCCTCAGTGGCAGGGTGGTAGTCAGGAGGCACAGGAAAATATGGGCAACTGGGACTACTATGTTGCTCATGTTAACCCAACAGTCGTAGAGATGAAGTTGGAGAGCTGTCCTATTGATCAGATTTTACGTGCATCCAAGAAGATGACTCCTATCGACTCTGTTCGAGTAGAATACTATTCTATCGGTCAGAAGCCTATCATGTCAAAACTTACTACTCAGGTTAATAAGCAGACCAATGGTAACTCTGTGACCTTCGTAGTAGAAAATCCGGCAGCTTTCGATAATGGTGATGTTATTATGGTAGATGGCATCTATGGCTACGATGAGACAGGTACGAATAAGAGTACTTTGATTCCTCTTCAGTTCCGTGTAATCAGCCATGATAATGACAATAACCCTATTGCCTACGCTCTGAATGGAAAGAAAAACCCTTCGCGCGGCAACCGTGACTTTGAAGACAATATTCCGGTAGGTACAACTCTGATGCGCCTCGGAAGAGCCGCAGGCGAGAAAGAGGTTGAAACTGGTAGTTATTACTCTATGCCAGATAAGAGCTTCCAGTATTGCCAGCGATTTATCATGCAGGTTGAGGAGTCTCTTATCAACCGCATGAGTAAGACTCAGGTAAAATGGGACTTCACACGACAGGAAAAAATGGCTATGGACGATATGCGTTATGGCCAGGAGCGAAGTGGTCTGTTCGGTGTAAAAAGCATGTCGAATGGTGGCGAGAAAGTTGGTTTGACCTATACCATGGGCGGTATTTACTGGGAAGCAGGCAAGGACTTGCAGATTGGCCATTGGGCTATCAAGAAAGATGAGAATGGTGAAATTGTAAAGGCAAAGGTAAAAGTACCTAAGCCAGGTGGTTCCGATGGCGAAACTGTGGAACAGCAAAAAACAGTATATGAGTATGTGATCAGCGAGAAGGAACTTTCTGCATTTATCGCGGCTGTATTGAAGGGTGCTGGTAACTCCAGCCGTACGAAACTTCTCTTCGTTGACAACTTGATCTATCAGGCATTTGCTAACCTTCGCTCTAACAAGCGTATCATTACACAGACAGAAAAGGACTATCAGGGTTGGAAACTTGACTTCGAGAAGTTTGAGAGTATGGGTACTAAAATTCTGATTTATCGTCACGATGCTTTTAACTCCTGGGGTATGGATGGTAGAGCGTTCTTGTTGGATGCTCGTTATCTTGACAAATACGTATTCGGTGTGTGGAGTAGAAATGAGTTTAACGCTAAGGATCTCTTGATTCGTAACACTGCAGGTGTTGTGATGGAGGAGTATAGCTGCTGGGTACTGACCTTCCCTGATGCTCATGCGCGTGTAGCCCGACCAGTTTTCACTGGTGATGGAGTGACCGATGAGCAGATTTTGGAGGCAGCGTAATCATCGTATAGGAAACTGATAGTTTTCTACATATATCAATCTTGGGGATAGTTGAGGCTAATGCAGCCTCGCTATCCCTTCACCATAAACACAAATAGATATGTATAGATTTGTAGCTAAGAGTATGCTCATTTTTGTGGTGACTCTGCCGAGCGGCCTGATCAAGAACATTGAGTTTGAGCGGTGCGGCAACGATGCCTATTCGTACATTACGGATAACAAGCAGGTGGCAGAATGCATCAGGAAACATCCTCTTACGAAGGCAGGCCGTATCATTGATGAGAGCCAACCGGAAGAGATTCAGCAACAAAAAGAAGAGCAGGTGAAGGACGAGAATGCCCTTCATTTCGAGAACATCACCAAGGCAAAGAACTATCTCCAGAAGACCTATAAGGTGGATGTAAGGAAACTGAAATCACCTGAGAGTGTGAAGGAGAAGGCTAAAGAGCTGGGTGTGGTGATTGAGTTTTAGTTTATAATTTTTAGTTAATAGGTTTCTTGCTTATGAAAGTTCTTATGAGTGACCTTGTGAAGGAAATGCGCATAGCTATGGACGAAGTGATCCATGATGAGGTGAATGACATCATTACGGATGATTCGGACACGGAAATGAAGCAAGCCATTGAAACGGCAGGACAACAGATTCTGCTGCAAGCACCAGCGCAAATGATTCTCCCCAAAAGGGTGGAAGTTTCGCTGAATGATAGTGGCAATCAAGATTATGATGCCATCCAAACACAGTTTACAGATGGTCATGGATGCCTGACAATTCCTGACGATTGGCTGAGACTGGTAGAACTGAAACTAAAAAGTTGGCAAAGCACGCTAACGATGCTGATGGAACCAGGCAGCAAGGAGGCTCAGATGCAAGCCTCCCGGTGGACCAGGGGAACACCCCAGAAACCAAAGGGCATGATTACCACATCGCCAACTACAGGAAAGCGAGTGCTGATGTACTGGACTGCCGGAAGGTATGATGCTAACCATGCACCTGTTGGAGCTGTATATGATCATGAGGTTGAACTGTTCACGTATATCCCTTATCAAAAGTTAGAGGATGTGTTTTCTACTGATATTGGGCATGAAAACGAAGTGACCGACCAGAAGATTATCCTTTCCCTTACAGATGAATGCAAGAAATATCTTATCTATCGTGCCATCAGCATCTTCCTGGTAAGTAAGAAGGAAAGCGATTTGGCAGAAAAGTATAACCAATTATCTCAAATATAATATTTTATGGCTAACGATATTAATAAAGAAGATCCTCATTACAAGGGAGAATATGGCAGCATCTATGAGGTGAACCGAAAGTTCCCTACTGGTGGTGTGGCCGGTGACTTTGTGGTGATAGACGGTTGGGCTCATTACTGGAATGCAGACAGAGGAACTTGGTGTGTAAATGCCAAGAGGGATAGCTATTGGGACGAGTTGCTAACGAATATCATAGAAAAGTTTAAGCTCGTAAGAGGTACTACGTATATGGGCGTGGCTAGTCTTGACACTGTGCCTACGAAGGTTATTGGTGCCAAAATGTATTATTTTGCGACCGTAGCTGGTACTTATAAGAACTTTGGTGGTCTCGTAGTTCCTCAGGGCATCAATGTGCTCTATTCTGAGAATGGAAGCAGCTGGGTAAACACAACCTTGCTGGAAGTGGCTCAGGAGTTGGGCGTGAGCACCAATAAGGTTGTAAGTCAGAAGGCTGTTAGTGATAAACTCAGCGACTTATCAAGCAATATCGGCAAGAAGGCAGATGCCGAGCAAGTAAACAACTCTCTCTATGATTTAGAGAAGAAAATAGGCGATAGATTTGTTGTAGAAGGTGATGTTACCAATCTCCCAGATGAAGAAGACCTGACTTCTGTAAAAAAGTCTGAGCGCAATGTCCTTAAATTTGCCGATAAAAGATATGCACCAGAAAATTTCAGCGGTAAAGGCTACAAGCGTCTTCGCAAGAATATTCAGAAAATAGACCTTGCAGTAACAAAGATTACTATAAACTCAGCTCCTACCAAGGATGGTGAGATTTCAATAATAATCAATAGTATTAATACTCATATTTCACTTATCAAGGACGTACATAACACTCCTGCTTTAGTAGCTCAGGCTATTAGTGATACTTTAGTGTCTGCTTACAAAGATTACGATATAGAAGTAACTGAGAATGTCATCACGTTAACACGCAAGCATAGTGGTGAAGTGGCTTCTTCTGTCTTTGATGTTACTGATACTGGAGTTATTCTTACTATAGAAGATTCAGTCAAATCAGTAAATCGTAATATCTTGACCGAAGATATGCTAAGTGCTGGTAATACTATTTATGAGATAGGATATGACTTCGACCTTGATGGAAAAACTATAAATTGGTTAGATAATATTACTCTAAATTTTAATAAGGGGGGCAGTTTAAATAATGGAACTTTTTTAACATCGGTATATATAGAAGGTATTGCCAAGGGCACTGCTGTATATAAAAGTAACACACCTTATGTTATTCATAGTTCTTATTTTGATGATGATTCTCTCACTGTATCATTAAATGTAATTATTGATAGGTTGATGTCTTTTTTAGGTAATAACCGTTTTGGAATGAATTGTGTTTTAATATTAGATAGAAATTATAATATACGTGAAACTATAATATTACCTAATGTTATATCTATAGATGGGGCAAATAAAACGATTAACTTTACTGATAATAATATTAGTAAAGGGATAATTGTTCAAAAAACTACAGGTTCTACAGTTAATAGTTCTTTTATAAAAAATATAATATTTAATGGCAATCCTACCAATGGATATATTCTTAATTTAAAATCTACGTGTATTATTGACAATATCTATTTTTACAAAGCAACACGATTTATTAAATGTACAGATTATATAGATAATATAAATATAAGTAATATACATTGCTATAACAGAAATCTTGGAGATGATATTAACATAGTTTTAGGAAGAGGAGAAGCTCATAATATTCAGAATATAAATGATGGTATTTCTATTTTTAAACATTTTGGACAAATTACTATGAAGAATATTATAAATCCATATATATATCTATATAGTTGTAGGGCTACCTTAGATAATATGGTTTTTGAAACTGGATTTGTGAAATTATATTATTCAAACGTAATTTTTACTAATTTATCAGTTTCATCTGATTTAGGCAGGTCTCAATATTCAATAGAAATAAACAATCCGGAAATAAAGCAAGTTGTAGATTCTAGTCTTTTTGATTTTACTTTATCAACTTTAGCAAAATCTAAGCTAGTGTTTATTAACAGCGGTGTAAAATCGAATTCTTATATATTTCCACCAAAATATAAGGATTTTCAAGATATGAAATCTTTTAATGATAATTTTATTATAGAAGGAAATCCTTTAAGTGAATTTTCCTATGCTTATTCAGATAAAATAGATAATGCTGTTATAAGTTATTCAAATTATGGTCAAGTTGTTTCAGCAAATAAAGGCTATAGTATAGATAATGCTGTTAGTATTTCCACGAAATTAGCTTCCTTTGGTTATACTCGTAGTACTTATTATAAAAATCTTGCAAATGATTACACTGATTATAATTGTGATTTGAGAAAATATGTATTTATTAAAGCAGTTGTTTTGTTTGATGAAAATAGAAAAATTGGATATGAAACAAATAAGCAAAGGATTGTATCAAATGGAATCAATTTTTCTATAATCAATATACAAAATGCACAAGATGGACAATGTATTGTATTCTATTTATTAGATGAAACTGATAGAGTTTTAAAGAAGTCAAGAATTTTGTATTGCTATGGAAATAATATACTGTTTACTGACTATGGAATTGGGTCTTCACCTTTACAAGATTGTGACAACATAGACTCTTATGAGAAATGCTTAAATTTCACTTGTATGGGAGATAATGTTATCTGTAAGTTAAATAGAATCCCTGAAGTTGGTACATGGAAAGAAGGAGATATTGCAGAAGTAAATAATATAAGATATATATTCAGAAATAATACCTGGTTACTTGACAATGTGTATAAATTAGAAACTTCTAAACGTCCATCTTTAAAAAGTAATGATGAAGGTTTTGAATATTATGATACAATATTAAAGAAAAAGATTTTATGGAATGGTACTGCTTGGGTAAATCTTGATGGTACAGAACTATAAGTCGTTGACTTCGTAAATTAAAATAAGACAATATGAAGAAGAAACAATTACATGAAGCACTGGCAGTGCTTCTTACCAAACTTTCATCGGCAAGGGACAATCCCTTGCTGATGGATAACTACGTGGTGAAAGCCTTGCGCACGGTTCTTTTGGAGTTTAAGGAATCGGGCGAGCTTCACGAAGCATACAAGGAACAGATACAATCCACTTTGGAGAGTGACAACCCTTGGATAACTATGACGATGAAGTTGATGGGGGCAAATTCTTATATCAAGAAGGGTATTACCGATGAAGCCATTGACGGAATTATTGATTCTATGCTGGGGGCAGAATAATACAATTTTAGTCTGAAAGTATTATTAATTACTTTATTTTTTATTCAAATTATTCAAAATGAGAAAGATAAAAAGAATTTTTGTTCATTGCACAGCTGGCTCGCAACGTCAGAGCATCGAGGATCTCAAGGCTGAATTTCGTCTGAAGGGTTGGAAATATCCTGGTTATCATTACGTGGTTGACGAGACTGGTGGCATCCATCAGCTTCTCGCCATAGAGTTTGTCAGCAACGGCGTGCAGGGTTATAATTCCTCTGCTATCAACGTTGCCTATATGGGTGGCATTGACAGCCACGGCAAGCCTATCGACAACCGCACTCCAGATCAAAAGGATGCTCTCATTTTGTTGCTTCATAGACTAAAGCAACAATTCCCGGATGCAAAGATCATGGGCCACCGTGACATTTGGGGGACAGACTGCAAGAAATGGAAGAAGTATTGTCCTTGTTTTGATGCCATGTCTGAATATAAGGATATAGAATAAAAGATGTTAGATAGATAAAAAAAGGGGAGTGTTGCTTAGCACTCCCTTTTCTTGTATTTCCTTTTAAAGTTTTTCTGTTCTATCTCAATTTAGGAAGTTCTTCATCATCTACTGCACCAGGAAGTTTGATAACCAAGCACTCATTTCCTGACTTTTTTAAGCATAAACTACCAAAAACAAGAAACGCAACATCAACAATAGGCAGGAATATACTCAGTAGAATATAATCAGAAACTGGTGCTTCATGATGGATTGCTATTGCAACAAATGCAGCATCTATGATGAAACAAACAAGTATGCCTATAGTATAGGCTATAATTTTCTTATTCATAAATTTGAATGTTTAATTGGTGCAAATATACGAATAATTTGCTTACAGATTGTTACTTTAGCAAAGTTTAATTATAAAAATATTGCTCAAAATAAATATTTTTGTGCAGAATTGTTTATTTTTGCAGAACTTTCCTT